GACAACTACCCCGACATCGTGACCGGTTGGAACGTCGAGTTCTTCGACATTCAGTACATCGTGACCCGCATCGCTCGTCTGTTCGGTGAGGATGCCGCCAAGAAGCTCTCGCCGCACGGATACATCCGCAAGCGCACCAAAGAGCTGTTCGGCAAGATGCAGTCGACATGGATCATCATGGGTGTGGCTGTCATCGACTACATGGACGCCTTCAAGAAGTTCGGCTACAAGTACGGTCCACAGGAGTCCTATAAGCTCGATCACATCGCGCACGTTGTCCTCGGCGAGAAGAAACTCGACTACTCCGAGTACGGCTCGCTGACCGAACTCTATGAAAAGAACCCACAGCTGTATCTCGACTACAACCTCAAGGACACATACCTGATCCAGAGGATGGAAGAGGAGACGGCGCTTCTCGAGCTGGTTATGACTGTCGCCTACGGCGGTGGTGTGAACTACACTGAGGCCTTCGGCACCGTCGGCATCTGGGACACGATCATCTATCGCAAGCTGATGAGCAAGGGCATCGTGCCGTTCATCAAGGGCAGCCCAGGCAACGAACTGGGTGAGCTCGTTGGCGGGTTCGTGAAGGACCCAGTGATCGGCAAGCATTCGTGGCTCGTCAGCTTCGACCTTAACTCGCTGTATCCTCACCTCATGCTGCAGTACAACATGAGTCCTGAGACCTTCATGCGCGGTGTCCGCAAGTTCGTTGACCAGGAAATGGTACTGAAGGGAACATTCTCGAACGACGAAGAGTACTCGGTGTGTGCCAACGGAGCCTGCTTCCGCAACGACGTTCTGGGCATCATCCCCGAGATCATTGAGGACTACTACGCCAACCGTAAGAAGATCAAGACTGAAATGCTCAGGCTTGAGCAGGAGGAGCAGAACACCAAGGACAAGAAGCAAAAGAAGGCTCTGAAGAAGCAGATCACCCAGCTGCACAACGCGCAGATGGCTATCAAGATCGCCATGAACTCGCTCTACGGTGCGACAGCCAACAAGTTCTTCATCTACTATATTAAGGACATGGCTGAGGCGATTACGACCTCTGGACAGCTCTCGATTCGGTGGGCGGAGCGGTCAATCAACCGCTATCTGAACAAGGTGCTCGGCACTGAGGATACCGACTACGTCTACTACATCGACACGGACTCGGTCTACGTGAACATGGCGCCGCTAATCGTCAAGGTGTTCGGCACGGTTGACATCGACCGCAAGACGGGCGAGGAGTTCCTGGACAAGGTGTGCAGCACCAAGATCGAACAGGCTATCACCGAGGGCTACGAAGAGCTCGCCAAAACCATGGGCGCCTACCGCAATGCGATGAGCATGAAGCGCGAAAAGATCACTGACAAGTCGGTGCTGGTCGCGAAGAAGCGCTACATCATGAACACGCTGAACTCGGAGGGTGTTCACTACGAGGAGCCCAAGATCGCCGTGACGGGTCTTGAATCGGTGCGGTCGTCGACCCCTGAGGTCTGCCGCAACAAGATGAAGGAATGCTTCAAGGTTATCATGGAGGGTGACGAGGAGCAGCTTCAGGCCTTCATCGCGGACTTCCGAGAGGAGTTCCGCTCGCTGCCGCCGGAGGCTATCGCCAAGACGTCGGGCACGGACAACATCAAGAAGTACCAGAACGCCGACGGTTCCTATAAGTCGGGCTGCCCGATCCACATCCGCGCGTCGATCCTCTACAATCAGCACCTCAAGGCCAGCGGCCTGGACAAGCGGTACGAGGCGATCCAGTCGGGTGACAAGGTTAAGTTCGTGTATCTGAAGGTGCCAAATCCCGTCCGCGAGAACGTCATCGGTTTTGTGGGTGCGCTGCCCAAGGAGATGGACTTCGCTAAATACATCGACTACAACACTCAGTTCGACAAGGTGTTCCTGAAGCCGCTTGAGGGCATTCTGGAAGCTATCGGTTGGTCAAGTGAACATCGCGCGTCACTCGAAGATTTTTTCGGTTGACTTTCCACCACGCCTGGTGTATGATAGCTAAATAAAGCATCAGAGACAATTCCTTTAGGAGTATATTATGGCAAGAAAGAAGCACGTAGCCGTGCCAGACACGTCCGAAGATTACGAGCAGATGCTCGGTGTCAAGCACGAGGAAGCACCTCGCGGTCTGACCGAGTTTATGGACGACGATGACGTCTCCGAGGATGACCTGGACTCGCTGAACACGTGGGAGAAGCTCTGGGGCGGCATGCCCAAGTATCAGCCACGCAACACGGAGCCCGTGAAGCAGCTGATGCTGAACTTCGACACCTGGGAGGATTACTGGGCCTTCGCTAAGTTCATCGACTTCCAGCTCACTGAGAAAACCAAGTCGATTTACTACCCACCGCGCGCCACTACCGTCCTGGACGTGTTCCGTTGGGTTGACGATGGAGAGGCTGATGCTGAAGCCTCTGACGATTAAGGCGCCCTTTGCCAACTATCACCGAGCCAAGCTTGAGCGCCTGGTTCGGGATCACTTCCTCTACATCGAGCGCAACGCAGCCATTGTGCAGGACAACCCGTATTGGGAACAAGAAGGCCGAGAGGCATTCACGTTGCAGGAGTTTCAAGTTCTGATGGCCGCGGATGCATTCCTGCGTGCTACCAAGGAGGCCGCTGATGCCGACGCCCGTTAAGTACTTCCCAAAGTATCCGCTGTATATCCCTTCCAAGGGCCGCTTCGAGTCGCTCTACACGATGAAGGCACTCGAGCTGCTCGGTGTGCCATACAACGTCATGGTCGAGCCACAGGAAATGGATTCCTACAAGAAGGCGATGGCTGACTACAAGTGGCACACGCTGATCGAACTGCCATTCTCCAACCACGGTATGGGCTCGGGTCCCGCCCGCAACTTCGCCTGGGAGCATTCGAAGGCCGCAGGCTTCCGTCGGCACTGGATCATCGACGACAACATCTTCGAGTTCTGGCGCTTCTACAACAACTGCCGGATCAAGTTCACCACGGGCGCCTTCTTCCGGGCTTGGGAGGATTGGAACGACCGCTTCCTCAACATGCCAATGACGGGACTGCAGTATAAGTTCTTCGTCATGGACAACTACCACTACAAGCCGTTCCTGCTGAACAGCCGTCTCATGAGCTGCATCCTGATCGAAAACAGCCTCGAGCACCGCTGGCGCGGCAAGTGGAACGAGGACGTCGACCTCTCGCTTCGCACACTCAAGGACGGCTACTGCACCGCCCTCTCCTACACCTTCCTCTGTGGTAAGGCTCGGACGGGTACGATCAAGGGCGGCAACACGACCGAGATTTACGGCGGCTACAAGGACGACTCGTCGTTCAAGAAGTCCAAGATGCTTGCCGACCTCCATCCCGACGTGGTGAAGCTGGTGAAGCGCTACGGTCGGTGGCACCATGATGTTGACATTCGGCCGTTCCAGAACAACAAGCCGATCATCGACCCCAACGCGAGCTGGGATCCTGAGCCAAACGAATACGGCATGGCTCTCACGATGGACTTCAACTCGGAGACGGGTGAGCATGGTCCAGCCTATCGCGCCGAAAATATTCTCGGCAACCCTCGGCGCCCCACTGAGTTCAAACTGATTGGGCTAAATAAGTGATACTTGCGGAGAATAGAGTGGCTATTCTCCGCAAAACCTTTATCATCTGGAGAGAAACGTCCTATGGCTAAAATTCTGATCACTGGCGGCGCCGGTTTCATCGCATATCATTTGACCCAAAGGCTTGCAGCCAGTGGACACACTGTCGTGGGCTTCGACAGTTTCAATGATTTCTACGATCCCGCATTGAAGTATCATCGCGCGCAAAAGCTATATACCGAGTCACACATTCAAAGCACGATAAAGATTGGAGACCTGCGCGACGCCAAGCGTCTCTCCGAAATACTCAGTGCTGAGAAGCCAGATCTGATCATGCACCTGGGCGCCTACGCGGGTGTTCGCCACAGCCTTGAGTTCCCACAGCTCTACATTGACAACAACATCACGGGCACTCAAAATCTGATCGATGCAGCCAAGGCAGCAGGTGTCACCCGCGTCGTTTATGCTTCGACTTCATGCACGATGGCGGGCAACCCGCTGCCGTGGAAGGAGGACCTCCCGCAGCATCATCAGCTGAACCCATACGGCTTCTCGAAGCGGGTCAACGAATGTCAGTTCAAGATGGCAGGCTTCGAGGCGGCAATCGGCCTTCGTTTCTTCACCGTCTATGGCCCGTGGGGTCGCCCTGACATGGCTCTGTTCACGTTCACGAAGAATATCCTTGACAGAAAGCCGATCACGGTATATAATTTCGGTGATATGAAACGCGACTTCACGTATGTCGACGACATCGTGCAGGGCGTGTGCATCGTAATCGAACGGGCGCTTGGTGCTACCGAGAAGATGGATGAGATCTACAACATCGGCTATGGCAAGCAGGTCAACCTCATGGACTTCATCCATGCGATTGAGGGCGAACTCGGCATCGAAGGCATCTACGACATGCAGCCGAAGCACCCAGCCGATACTCAGGAGACGTGGTCCGACACGACCAAGCTCCAGGCGCTCGGCTACAAGTCAACCACACCGATCGAAGTCGGTGTTCACAACTTCATCAAGTGGTATCGGAGCTATTACAACTGATGCGTTACGTTAAGCTTTTCTTCGAGGGCCTCGCTGAAGGTCTTGGCTTTGGGCTCGCAATTCTTGCCATTTTACTGGCTATCGCACTGATCACACGGCCCGCTCATGCGGCGGGCTGTGACGACGTAGCATTCCTTGCTGGCGTGCTGATGAACGATCGTCAATATAACTACAGCCAGGAGGACGCGCTTCGCTCCGAACTCGCGACCGCTCTAGGTCTCGGTGGTTCTACTGAAGAGGGCCTGCAGCTCATGGCAATCTTCAATGCTGCTTGGGATGCACCTCTAGTTGCTCCGCCAGCCAAGCCTGAGGCTATTGCTAACTTTGCGATTGCTATTCGTGATCGTTGTTTGAATGGGACACTGACCAATGGCGACTAAATGGGATGTTAGTTAACTGATATTATAAATACATCAAAAGAGGATGTGATGTATTACATAATATACAAGACGATTAACATCATCAATGGTCGCTATTATATAGGCAAGAGAAAAACACCCTATGCTGATGGCGGTTCTTATTTGGGTTCCGGTAAAGCATTGAAAGAGGCTATCAAAAAATACGGAAGAGAAGCTTTTCGTAAAGAAATTTTGCACTATTGCTCTTCGTTTGAAGAAATGAACGCGTTGGAACGTCAAATAATAAATGAAGACGTTCTAGCTGATGCTCTAAGTTATAATATGAAAATAGGTGGTACTGGTGGTCGCGGTCGAGGATTTACACATTCCAAAGAAACACGGGATAAAATAAGCGTTGCTGGATTGGGCAGAATAGTAACACAAGAACAACGTGAACAAAAATCTAAAGATATGAAGGGTCGTGTAAATATTGGATTGAAGCCATGGAATACTGGCGGTACAATACCAAATCACCAAAAGTCGATCATATCAAATAGATTGAAGGGCACGATATTCATAACTGATGGTGTATCTACGAAAAGAATACACCCTACTGATGAAATGCCAGAAGGTTGGCGAAAAGGAAGGGCATATAAAAGTGGCTTCGCATTGGGACGTTAGATATATGCGTATAGCACGCGAAGTAGCGACGTGGTCAAAGGATCCTTCGACACAGGTTGGGGCAATCATCGTCAAAGAAAGACGCATCATAGCGACGGGCTACAACGGCTTCCCGAAGGGTATAGCTGACGATCAGCGCCTATATGTCCGAGAGCAGAAATATCCGCTCGTTATTCATGCTGAGATGAACGCTCTATTGAATGCTCTTGCTGCTGGTGTTTCGCCCGTGGGAGCATCCCTCTACTGCTACGGTCTCCCAGTTTGTTCCAATTGCATGAAGTCGGTGATTCAGTCGGGTGTGGCTGATGTGATCGTTATGGACCCAACTGAGGCTGCCGACCATTGGCTTGGTCTCTGGATCAATGAGTCGCTCCCAATGCTGATGGAGGCGGGCCTGACATTCCACTATGTGACAGCAGAGGAGCTGGACCGTGGCGAAATCACTCACTGACATTTACGTCGGTGTCAAGAAGGACGATCCCGATCGGCACGACAATGACTTCTATCCTACACCTCCACTCGCGACCTACGCGCTGATCAAGACACTGGGTGATCGT